ATAGAGGTCGTGCTTTTGAATCAAGAGACTTAGCGGCGTTGGCTGCTGGTGCTGATCCAATGGCTGCGATTGGTGCAAAGATTGGTGCTTACATAGCAAACCAAAGACAGAAAGATTTACTTTCTTGCTTAAGTGGTGCTTTTGGAAGCATTAATGCAAACACAAATGCTTCTGCATTGTTTGACCTTTGCATTGACTCTGCTGCTGCTGATACACCAACAACTCTTAGCCCTAAGCATGTTGCTAAAGCTAAGGCAATTCTTGGTGATGCTGGTGAAAAGATTTCAACAGTATGTATGCACTCAGCCGTTTTCTATGATCTTGTTGAACGCAAGATGATTGATTATGTAACTGCTGCTGAGTCAAGACAAACAGCTTTAGGTACTGCTGAGGATGCTTTTGGTGGTTCTGTAGCTGCTGCTTATGGTGGTAATTCTTCAGTTCCTACTTATTGCGGATTGAGAGTTCTTGTTTCAGATGATGTTCCTACAACTGGAGCTGCTGGAGCAAAAGAATACTCAACATTCTTCTTTACGCCGGGTGCTGTTGGAAGTGGTGAGCAAGCTGGAATTAACACTGAGACAGACAGAGACATTCTTGCTAAGTCTGACGCTTTAAGTGTTGACCTTCATTATTGCTACCACCCTATTGGTATCAAGTGGGCAACTACAGATGTAAACCCAACTCGTGCTCAGTTAGAAACTGTTGCGAAATGGTCGAAGGTTTACCAGACAAAAAATATTGGAATCGTGAGAGCGACCAATGTTTCAAATCAGGATTAGAGGTAAAAACTAATGCCATCACAATTTGAAGCAACTGCTGGTTTAGCCATTGGAACTACTTCTGGTGGAACTGTTACCCAAGCAACAAACAAAGCAACAGGCGTTACTCTAAATACAGAGTCAGGCCAAATAACCATGAACGCCGCCGCTTTAGGTGACGGTGCTTATGTCACTTTTGCTGTAACTAATGACCGTGTTTCTGCAACTGACGTTGTAAACGTGGGACATGGTTCTGGTGGAACTGCTGGTGGTTATGTAGTAGTTAATTCTGCTGTTGCTGCTGGATCTTTTAAAGTTACTGTCGGAAATGTTTCTGGTGGTTCTTTAAGTCAAGCAATTGTTATTAACTTTGCTGTCCAAAAAGGTGCATCTAGCTAATGGGAATGTTCGCATTTAGGCGAATGAAGGAAAGGGAGGCTGCCGAGCAGGTGGCCTCTATTCCTGTTAAAACTTCAACACCAAAAAGAAAGCGTAAACCTAAAGCAACTACTGATGGCAATAACGATTCATCACACGGCAGGAGCAGCAAACGCAAATAGTTACATCTCACTTACAGAAGCAAATGAACTGATTGAAGGTTTAGTTGCTGATGATGATGTGATTGCTTGGGAAGCTGGAACAACAAGTGACGATTATAGAAATCGTGCTTTATATACAGCAGCACAAAGAATTGATCGTGAAAGATTTTTAGGTGCTAGGGCAACAGACACACAAGCAATGCAATGGCCTAGAACTGGAGTAAGAAAGCCTGATACTTATATCAATACTTATTCAGTTGGTTTTCCTTTTCGCATAACAACAGATTATTTTACAGATACAGAAATTCCAGATCAAATTAAAAAAGCACAGGCCGTATTAGCTGCTTATTTAAACAACAATAAAGACGGTTTAGGACTTAGTGGATTAGAGGATTATCAGAATATTAAAGTTGGATCTTTGGATGCAACTCCTAACTTTTACGGTGCTGTTGGTGCTGATCGTGTGCCGCCAATGTTTGAAAGATACTTTACAGGTATTAGAATTAGTGGACCCGGTAACATTGCAGTAAAACGGAGCTAACTATGGGAATGATTTATCCAGCAGCAGACATTCTTACAGACACAAATGCACACACAGGAAGGTTTGGAAAGATTCACGCTCTTGAAGATTCTGTAATGACAGTTGTTAGTACAAACGTCACAAAGAACGGAACTACAACACTTGCTTCAGTTGCTATTAAGCATGGAAGCGAAGTAGAAGGAATTTTCACAAGTATTACTTTGGCTAGTGGAAGCGTTGTTGCATATCTTGTTTAATGCCGATAAAACCAAAAGCATTTAGAAAAGCCACAAGCAAAGTTCTTAAAGCTGCTGGTGGAAATGTTACTGTTCGTAAAGTTACGGCGGCTGCATATAACACGACTACAGGAACAGTTGGAGAGGCAACAGCAGATACAACTATTAAGGGGCAAGTTTCAAATGTTGTAGCTAGACAAGTTGATGATTTAGTAAAAGCAACTGATAAGCGTTTGTTAATTGCTGCTGTTGATTTGGATTACACTCCAACGGTTTCAGATCGTGTTGTGATTAGTTCTAAAGTCCATCAAATTATTAGAGTCGAAACAACAGAGCAAGCTAATACTGCAATTAGCTATGAACTAATTCTGAGGTTGTAATGAAAGCTAAATACACAGGTATGAGGCCAAGTCAGTTTGATGACGAATTAAGTAAAAAATTAGACGCTTTATTGCGTCAAGCTGTTTTGCAAACAGATACATTATTAAAACAAGAAAGTCCTGTTGATACTGGACGGTTTAGAAATAGCTGGCAAATAGGAGAAAACGCCACTGGAGAATATGAAGGAGATCAAGGAACTTCTGTTGAGCCAGCAAAAGGAATGAACTACATGGTTGGTAATGAAAAAATTGGTAATTCATATATCTTGCATAATTCACTTCCTTATGCGGAGCCTTTAGCAACAGGTCACAGTCAACAGGCAGACCCCGGTTGGATTCAACAAATTGCCAAAGACATGCAAGGTTGGGTTAATAAAAATGCAGGTAACATTAAATGAGTAGCACTTTTAATGACGTTAGAGCTGCAATAGAAGGACGTATTGCCACAGAAATGGCTCTTGCTCCTGCTTATCCTGTAGCGTTTCAAAACGCTCCTTTTACTCCACCTAACAACACTCCTTGGGTTCAAGTATTTCTTAGATTTGGTTCAAATAATTATGCAACATTACAACCACCAACCACAGGCAATTCGTTTAACCGTCAAACAGGCACTTTGGTTATTAATGTATTTAGTCCTGCTGGTGTTGGGGCAGGTGCAAACCTAACGATTGGGGAAAGAGTAAAAGATAAATTTGACAGAGCAAAGTTTAGCAGTATTATTTTTGATCCTTGTTCAGGATTAGCTACAATACAACCAGCAGAGCAAGAAGCGTTTTATCAAACGCAATTCTCAGCTACATTTGACGCATACTTAGACTAACCCCAATCCAATGGCTGTTACTGTTTTATCAGGTACGTCTGGAGCCTTGTACTACAAACCTGCTGGTACTACAGGAACCTTCAGCCCTACTGATGTCACCATAGGCACTGAAACTATGGTTGTTCAATCCTACTTAAACCTAAAAGCAGGTGATCCTGTTAAGTTCAAAGTTGTTGATTCTTCCTCTGGAGGAGCTGGAACAGGAACGCTTCCTGCTGGTTTAACTGCTGGTACTGAGTATTTTGTTAAGACTTACACAGCAAGCACAGGAGCAATGACTGTATCAGCAACTAACGGCGGTTCTGCTGTGAACTTGACTGATGTGGGAACAGCAGCAGCTCCTAATGAATTTGAAGTTTATTACAGTGATTATGCTGCTATTGGGCAAGTTCAGTCTTGGTCTTTTGAAGTAACAAGAGCTGAAATTGACGTAACAACTATTGGTCAAACAGTAGGACAAACAGCACCATTTAAAGCCTATATTCCCGGTTTTGCTGATGGTTCAGGTAGTGCAAGCGTTTACGTTACAGACGAAGATGCTGCTTTATCTAACAGACTTGTAGAAGATGTTTTACAACGTCAGCAAGTAGGAGCTGCATTTAGGCTTTACACAGATAAACAATCTTCTGAAGTTTTGAGTAGGTCTATTTCAATGGATGCTGCTTTACTTTCTGCAAGCTTCAACATTAACCCTGATGATGCACAGATGGTAGAGATTTCATTCAGACCAACAGGTGCTCCAGTATTTGATTTAAGTGCGTCTGCTTAATGCTATTGGGGCTTTGTTCGTATATCGAAGCCCCAAAACTGGAGAAGGTTTTGCTTCTTTTTTGCGTTATCTACCAAATAGAAAATTAAGAGAGTTAGCAGGAACAACAAGCCATTACGACAAAACAAGATTAATTCACATGATCTTGTCAAATAAAAATAGGGGCTAGCCGTTATGGCTGGCCTTTATTGTTATTGATATAATTTATGCAAACAGAGTTATTCTTTATGCCAACGGCAAAAACAAAACTAAGCCCATTAGAAAGACTTAAAAAAGCATCTAATTTAACGCTAGAAAAAAAAGTTGTTCAATTAGCAGATGGAGAAGATTTTGAATTTTGGTCAAGTCCGATGACAATGGCAGAAAGAGAGCAAGCAATGAAAGGAGCAAAAGATGACACTAACGCTTTTGCTATTCGTTTATTTGTGCGTAAAGCAATGTTTGAAGATGGCAGAAGAATGTTTGCGGCTGGTCAAATTGATGAATTAAGAAATGATGTAAGTGCTGAAAATATGGACAAGTTAATGATGGCATTAGTGCCACAGCAAGAAGAGGCTGATGATCTAGACCCAAAAGACTAAAAGAAGCACTTAAAAAAGATACTTTTTTACAGCTTCAATTAGGAGTAGCTAAAGAATTGGGTTATACGTTACAGGAATTAAATCAAAAAATTACACAAGAAGAGCTGTTAATTTGGTCTGCTTATTTTGATCTTTTAAACGAAGAGCATGAAAATAATATGAGAAGGGCAAAGTACCGCTAATATCTATACATAACAGAAAGTTAGAATGTGGCCTCGTTAATTTCAACAGTTGGAATTAAGTTTGATAGTGGAGGTGCTCCACAGAAATTAAAGGTCTTACAAGGTGGTGCAAAAAAATTAGAACAGGCATTTGATCGTTTAGCAGGTAAAACAAATAATGCTTCCAAAAAAGCAGGTCTTTTTGGAAAAGCAGCAATAGGAGCAGGAGCAGGAGCAAAAGTTGGTGCGTTAGGGGTGAAAGCTTTCGGAACGGCTGTAAAAACAGCAATGGGGCCAATAGGTCTTGCCTTGTCAGCTATGGCAGGTTTAGGTGCAGCATTTGGAACAATGAAGGAAATTGAATTTGCAAGCGCAAAATTTAAAACTTTAGGAGGTGACTCTGAAGACTTAGTTAATAAATTAAAGCTTGTTAGTATTGAATTAAATGGTTCTGCAAGTACAGCAGAATTAACTGGAGCTGCTTATGATGTTGCGTCTGCTGGATTTATAGAAGCTGCTGATGCTGCAATGATATTAAAAGCAGCTAGTCAAGGAGCAACAGGTGGATTTAGTGATATTAATACAGTTGGAAATGCTGCAACAAGTGTTTTAAATGCTTATGGGAAATCAGCTAAAGATGCTGGTTTTTTAGTTGATCAATTTATCCAAACACAAAATGATGGAAAAATAATTGTTGCTGAGTATGCAGCCAATATTGGTAAAGTTGCTTCTGTTGCAGCAACAATGAATGTTCCTCTTAAAGAAGTTAACGCTGCAATTGCTCAAGTAACAGCAGCAGGTGTTAAATCTGAAGTTGCGTTCACTGGAATGAAAACAGCTCTTTTAAGATTAACGGGTGAAGCAGGTGGTAAGAAATTAGCAAAATTAGGGATTGATATAAATGCTTCAACAATTGCTTCTGAAGGATTAGCTGCAAACTTGAAGAAGCTTGAAGGTTTAGATATTAAATCTTTAGAATCAATATTCGGGCAGGAAGCTATACAGGTAATGGCTCCATTAATTAAAGATTTAGAAAAATATGAACAGCTAATTAAAAACCAAGAGAGTGCAACAGGAGCAGCCGCAGCCGCACAAATTGAAGCAAGCAATACAATTCAAGGTGCTTTAAAAAGAGTAACTGCTTCCTTTAGTAATTTATTTGCGGAACAAAGCGAATTAGGAGCAGCAATAAGAATAACTTTACAAGGTGTTTCTGTTGTTATTGATGGGCTTGGAATTGCAATAAAAACTTTAATGTTGCCTGTTCGTTTGTTGTTTAAATTATTTGCTGGTATTGGGTCTGTTTTTGAGGAGCAATTTGGAAAAGGAAATAGTGCAATTGTTTTAATTACAAAATCTTGGACATTCTTCTTAGAAAAAGTTCAAAAAGGTTTTCAATTAGTTGAATCTGTGGCAACAGCAATTGGCATGGCTATTGGTTCAATTGCTTTAGCTTTTGATCCATTGTTTAAAGTTATACCTGAAGTAATTAATGATGCAAAAACAAGGTTTATGAAATTTGTTACAGATGTAAAAGATGTATTTACTGGTTTAGCAGAAATTATTGCAAATGTATTTAGAAGAATTTTTAAATTTATTAGTGATGGTATAAACAGAATTTGGGAAGCTATTCCAGAGCCATTAAAGAAATTTTTAAAAGGCACAGGAGAAAAAATTGCTTCAGTTGCTAGTAGCGCAGCTCAACCGTTTCAAGAAGGGTTTAGTGATGTAATGGGAGATTTAAAAGGCTTTAACAAAGACGAAGAAGGTAATGCACGAATTATTGATATGACAAAGTTCCAAGAAGCATTAGCAAAAGCTGGTGGCGATATTAATAAAGCGTGGAAAGAATATCTTGGCACTGTTAAAGAAACAAACAATGAACTTGATAAACAAAAACAAAAAACTGAAACGGGATCTGTTCCTGCTGTAAATAAACTAAAAGAAGCTTTTGAAGGAGTTAAAGAAACAATTGCAACAGGTTTGACTAATGCAATTATGGGCTTGATAGATGGAACAAAATCTCTTGGAGAATCACTTGCTGGTATTGCTAAACAGATTGCAAGCATGGCTTTAAAAAAGGCAATAACAAGTATTCTTCCTTTTCAAGAAGGTGGATATGTCTCTAATGGAATTAGACCTTTTGCTTCTGGAGGATATGCCACAAAACCCACAATGGGACTCGTGGGAGAAGCAGGTGAGGATGAATATATAATTCCAGCCTCTAAGATGGCTCAGTCAATGCAACGGTATTCTTCAGGGGCTAGGGGTGAATCTGTTATTCCGGGTACTGGTCAATCATCCGCAGGTGGTGGAGCTAATGCACAAACAACCGTAAATTATTCTGGCCCTATTCTTAACTTTAATTCTGAAGAATTTGTTCCTAAATCTGCAATAGGAGAAATTATTAACAGTGCAGCTTCTAGAGGTGCAAAAGCTGGAGAAGCTAGAACCTTATCGAGCCTTCAAAATTCACGCAGTAGAAGACAAGGGATAGGATTATGAGTTTAGTTGCTTTAACTAATTTTATAACTGTAACCAACCCTACTGGTTCGGTTGCAAACATTCCTGATAAGTTCCAAAATGGAAGACACGTTGCAATCAGTGGGTTTCAGTACCTTTCTTTTATCTATCAAGGAGCTACTAGAAACAGGTCAGGTGACAACATGACCTCTTCTTTGATCCTTGCTAATAATGAATTAAGCATGAATTATGCACAACAAATTGTTATAAATAAGTACCATATTAAGGTTGAAACATGGTTAATGACAGAAGCTTTTGAAAGAAATAAAGAACTTACAGAAGAAACTTGGCTTGCTGCCACGATGAGTTACAACCCTGAAACGATTGAACTTGTTTTAAGTTCTGCTATTGATGCTGTTGGTGCTAATGCTCCAGACAAAGTTTTAACAAGAAATCTAGTTGGTGCTTTACCTGTTACTGGATCTTTGCAAAACAGGTGAAGCCACATAAATTAATTGGTCTTCCTTATCGTTTAGGAGCTGATCCTGTAAAACATGGAGCTGGTGATTGCTTATCTTTAGTTCG